CGGGAGTTTGTCTACAACCCCAACGTTAAAAACGCCCTGGTACTCAAGGCCTACGACATTATCAGTCACCATCGTCTGGAGTTTGACGCCGGACACACCGACATTGCGCAGTCATTCATGGCAATCCGTCGCGCAACCACCGCCAGCGGCAACCGCCCGACCTATGAAGCCAGCCGCAGCGAAGAAGCCAGCCACGCCGATCTGGCCTGGGCAACGATGCACGCATTGTTTAACGAACCGCTGCAGGGCGAATCCGCCAATACCAGCAATATTGTGGAGATTTTTTGATGGGAAAGAGTAAGAAGAACCGCGCTGCGGCGACGAAACAGATCCAGCTTAAAAGCCAGACTACAGCCGAAGCATTCAGCTTCGGCGATCCCGTTCCTGTTCTGGACCGCCGAGAATTACTGGACTATGTGGAATGCGTACAGATGGACCGTTGGTATGAGCCGCCCGTCAGCTTTGACGGACTGGCGCGCACCTTCCGCGCTGCAGTGCATCACAGTTCCCCGATTGCAGTAAAGTGCAACATTCTGACCAGTACCTACATCCCTCACCCGCTGCTCAGCCAGCAGGCTTTTTCACGTTTTGTGCAGGACTATCTGGTATTTGGTAACGCCTACCTGGAGAAACGCACGAACCGATTCGGTGAAGTTATCGCCCTTGAGCCTGCGCTGGCAAAATACACCCGACGCGGGTTAGACCTGGATACCTACTGGTTTGTGCAATACGGCATGACTACACAGCCGTATCAGTTCACGAAAGGCAGCATTTTTCACCTGATGGAACCGGATATCAACCAGGAGATCTACGGCCTGCCCGGTTATCTTTCTGCCATTCCGTCAGCCCTGCTCAACGAGTCCGCCACGCTGTTCCGCCGCAAGTATTACATTAACGGCAGCCACGCAGGCTTCATCATGTACATGACCGACGCCGCGCAGAACCAGGAGGATGTAAACAACCTCCGTAACGCGATGAAAAGCGCCAAAGGACCAGGCAACTTCCGTAACCTGTTTATGTACTCGCCGAACGGCAAAAAGGACGGGCTTCAGATCATCCCATTGTCTGAAGTCGCGGCAAAGGATGAGTTTCTGAATATCAAAAATGTTAGTCGCGATGACATGATGGCGGCACACCGCGTGCCGCCGCAAATGATGGGGATTATGCCTAATAATGTTGGGGGGTTTGGGGATGTGGAGAAAGCGAGCCTCGTCTTTGTCCGCAATGAGCTGATGCCATTGCAGAAACGACTGCAGGAACTGAATGATTGGGCCGGAGATGAAATTATTTCATTCGCACCATATGTTTTAGGGACATATTAATACTAAGCCGCTCTTGAGAGCGGCTTGCATCATTTTATAGAATCAAGGTTATCGGCGTTCATCATACTTTCAAAACCAGTTCCCATACGTCCATATCTAACCCCTGAATTATGCATACTCTGAGCGCCGGCCTTAACCTTCAATTTGATCTCTTGCGCTGACGCTATCCCAGCAATCATTGCTAAATATTCAAAATACTTATGCTGTGCCGCTCTTAAAAATAGTTCAGGTCTATAATTATAACTCGCATAATAAATAGTGCATGGATACCAATAGACACCATCATTACAAAATGAATAAAAAAGAACTAGCACATCAGCCTGCATAAGATCAGAAAAGGTAATATCTTCCCTATCTGCATTTCTTTTAATTAGCTCTGCAACTGGAGAGTAATACCTTATATCTTCTTCAAAACCTGCCTGTAGCGTTTCAGAATCAGCTAAGAAAGCGCTAATTGACACGAGTCTATGTTCCGGTGGTAACTGCCTATCACCAGAAAGGAATCTGGCAGATAAAATCGCACGTACTAATTGAAACTTCTCTAATCTAATCAATATAGCAACTGAATATAAGAAAATTTCGTATGCAAATACCTTTTGTGCATCATACCAGTTTAATTGCCATGAACTGACATCGCTAGGAGCTTCGGTTAGTAACAGAACTTTTTCAAAGAACTTTACTAGTTCTGTTGAAAATTCATCCTGCATCGTAAACTCTGCCTCAAGAGTTATCCATTCACACACATAATCCCTGATAGGCTTCATGGCAGCAACGTCGCTAATTATTTTCCTACCCATGCTTTGCAAATCATTTTGCTCTGGGCGAGCTCGGATTCTCATCCCGTCAAGGTACTTGACTACTGAATCAACGAAATCACGCCGATAATAACTAACACCTGCCCTATTTTGCAAAACAGCTTGTTTCAAGCTATTAAATTTTGCGTGTGGTTCACTCACCGGATCATATTGCCCACTATCTAAATAACTGGGTCTTTTTCCAAGCTTAGGTTTTATATCTGCTGGTTTTCCATTAAGCAGCCTTACTAACCGTTCCCAATTTTGATTTTCTTTTTCTGGTGTTGAAAGGTCAATCCATATTAACGAACTCATAAAAACAGGAAGACAAGGTTCTGAATTCTCATCAAATTCACAAACAATAGGTATAAATTTTGATTGTTCGACTTTTGTGTAGACTTGTTGAGAGATGATCTGGGATTCTGTGCCAACCCCACTTTGTTTGTTATCAGCTTTTTTTGCGTAAACTGAATCACACATCACAAGCACATTGGTGATACTTTTATCAACAATCATTTTTTCCATGAATGCGTTTTTATCATTGCCCTCCTTCAAATCATATATGTCAATGACAACATCCACTCCATCACTCAAAAGTCTATCAGCTATTGCTTTAACTCTTTCCTTATGAGCTGGGCTACTCCAACTATATGATATAAAAACTTTTGGCGTCATACTCAGTCCTTATCGAATTTATTAGGTACTTGAGCACAAGTTACTGCTCACAGAGTTTTTCAGCAAGTTCTGTTCGCATCGGCAACACCTGCGCTATTAGCTGCTCAGCAGCATTCTGCAGAGTGCTCTCCTTTTACCTGCAATTTAGACAGAAGTTGTCAACGTACCGGAGATTGCGCCGGATTTTCGCCATTTAACCCCGTTGCGCGCGCTCGTATCCCCGCCACGCCTGCCCGCTTTATGTAGTGGTTTTCATGCACCTGCATGATCTACGCAAAAGCCCGCCAGAACTGGCGGGCCTTAACACAAAAGATCCTCAAACGATCATGCGATCTCATGCAGCATAGACATGCGCGTTTATGCAGAATGTGCAAAATCGTAACATACTCAGCAAGCGTGAAACCTAGAACGTGACAGCCTTGTCAAAGCCAGAAATAATTGTATAAGAAATAGACGAGTTATCAGCCTTGTTCACTTTGAACTTGGCACCTTTGTAAGCGATAACGTCACTTCCCTTAGAATCTACAGAAAAATCTGTTGTAAATGCTGCACGAGCCATATCGTTTGCAAATTCACGATAGGTGAACTTCATTACACCGCCTGCATTTCCATTGTATTCGATAGTCTTAACCAATGAGTTACTAACTCGACACAGCCCATCAGGAACACGTTTGATAGAAATTTCTGATGCAGTATAAGAAGTACCATTTGGCGGTGATATCTCATTTTTTGCAGCATCGTAACTAACATAATCAACATAGTTACCGATTTGCCCATAGAGATTTTTTAACGCAACAGCTTGAGGGTTATGATAATTGCGGTAAATTCCATTCCCCTCACTGCAATATGTACCAGCAGCGATAGAAGACAATGCACCATTAGCCGCACCAAGTTCTAGTACGTCCGTTTTAAATCCAGTAGCAGATGTGATAATGGGATCGCCCATGTAGGCGGTAGCACTTTGCCCAATAGCAGGCTTCACCACTTCAATAGCAGTGATATTTCGGTTAGAAGCATGTGGCACGCAACCAGTTAGGATTACAGCAAGAGATATTGGTAACGCTACATTATTAATTTTCATTTTTAGCCTATTATTCTTTTCTTGACAAAAAACAAGGCGATATCTGATTGACATCGCCTCTCACTCATATGTAACCCTTTTTGATTAGTAAAAACAAGCGTCTATTGACAAAATCAATGCAGCCAGCTGTCGTCTTCCCACACCTTCTGCATAATTTTCATCACTTGTTTTCTTTCTTCGTCCAGTTGCAGTCCGGTCAGTTCCACACCGTTAGAGCTACCTTTACGGATACGGATTACCGTTTTGGGATACAGGGGGCGCAGATTGCGGTAAAGCTCGGATTCAAGGGCGTCCAGGGTAGACTGGCTAATCTTCTGCTCTTTATCGATCATTATTTCAATGCGCATAAAAGTCACCTCAGTTGATGACATCCATTGAGCGGTTGTATTCGTGGCTTCTGATTTTTGCCATGAGTTCATCAGTCAATTCAGAAACCCACTGCAGAGCCAGCCCTTTCTCTTCATCACTACACTCACTAGCCGCTACAAGCTTAAGAAAAAAATCAATGCGCTGGAGCTTCAAAGACTCCAAAAAATAGTCCTGCATCTTTCCTCCTATGACACCACACGCAATACTGTATGTATAACCACTGTTTATATTTACAGTATATAATAATCTTACTGATGTAAAACGTTTTTTTACGCTTATCAGCCTGATATGCCTGGTATTATTAAGAGCACGAATTGTTAACCAGCGTAATTAATACAGGTTCCGCCACTTATCATCTTCCTGCAAACGCTGGTTCCGATAGAAGATACGCAGGCCTGCTCCTGACGGAATACTGCCGCCGCGAAGGAGTAAATCGACCTCTTTCTCGCTGCCATCAAATCCTCTGGATTTCAGTTCATAGACGAGCTGCTGTCGTTGATGGTCTGTAATTCGCTGTTTGTAGTCTCTACGCCGTTTCGGTTTCACCAGACGTAACCTTGCAGCCAATTCCCGGCGCTCCTTTTTGTTCATACTGTGCAGGTAATCGTGCAACACCTTGTCATCCATGCGGGTAATGTCCGTTCTGGGGTCCCCATCAGCTGATTTATCTTTCTCCTGTTGGTTCAAATTTTCAGCAAGGGGACAGTTATTGCCACGAGTCCAAGGGGCGCAAGCGCCCTGGTCGGCTGCCGCCTCCTGAACGTCAACGGCTTTACGAACCATTTTCCACTTCACTGCATGAGTGCAGATCTTGCCCTCTGCAATGGGTGACCAGATGCCATAAATACGAATGCCATGATCGCCATAGGCGGTCGGCTCTTCGTTGATTTCATAAGCGGTTCTGATGAGGTGATATTTACGGGGAACCAGTACGCCGCCCTGCTTCATGATGTAGGTGGCAAAACAACCAGCATCAGCAGCAGCCAGAATGGCATCAAGACGCGGGTTATCCAGTACCGGCGCACCTGCTTTTTTGTCACCCTGTTGCCTTGCCGCCTGACCAGCCAGCAAGCGAAGTTCACGGTAAGCCTGACGCCCCGGAATACCAAAGAAGCGGAATTGCTGAACACGATGCAGAGACGCCCAGGCATTCACGTATTCAGCGTTATCACGCAGAGATTTACCCGTTTCCTTGCTGATCTCGCCAGCCAGACCACGACCGTCAATGTTCTTACTGATATATTTCGCGATGTAGCTTGTCGGCGTTCCTTTGCGCGGGTTAATCAACTCAGACTTAAAGCGCGGCCCAGTGTTATTGCCCAGCTCCTCGCGGTCTTCACGGATGGCAAACTTACGCAGTAATGCAGTGATGGCACGGCGGTCTTTTTTGCGCATGAAACACAACAGGTGCCAGTGAACTGTGCCATCATGATGCGGCTCAGCCACCCGCACGCCATACCAGCGCAACCCGGCTTTGTGCATCGCCTTACGAAATGCAGCAAACATGCCGACCAGATAATCGCTGCTTTGTCTTACCGTCGCGTTTGTCCAGGTCGGGTTTGGTCTGCCGTTATTTAGCGTGGAATGGAAACGCGACGGACAGGTGATAGTGTAGAAAACGGCGCAGTCACCGCGCATTTCCGCGATAAGCTCCAGACCTTTAACACAGGCCATCATCTCATTGCGGCGATGCGCAGGGTTGCTGCTGCTGGCGTTTACCACATCCTCCATGTCCAGCGTGTCGCCGTCTTCGTTCACCAGTTCATGAGAACGGAAAAACTCCAGCGACTTACGGCGCTGCTCACGTTTATGCATCACGGCTTCATAGCTGACATAAGGAGATGCTTTTTTGCTGACCAGGCAAACAGCGCGCAACTGCTCTTCCCGCCATTCGCAACGCATCTTCCATAATTTCCGATACCACCAGTCGGCGCACAACATACGCGCCAGCGAACCCGGAATGAGTTCATAGGGCACGGGTTTACGGCGGTTTCTTTTCCGACGGAGTTGCTCAAACGCAGGTGGGATGACATCCAGACGCAGGGTTTCCGCTGCCACCTTTTCCCATGTCTTGCGGATTTCTTCTGGCTTAACGTCATCGGTGGCATACAAATCACCACAAGCTGCATCAAGGCACATACTCATATGCGCAGCTACCAGGGTGGACAGGCGTTTCACCTGATCCTGACTCATTTCAGGCAGGATCAGCAGGCCGTCCAGCCCTTCATGGCTTGCCATAAAGCGAAAAGATGCAGATAGCTGACTGTCGCGTACATGCTCCAGTCGTTCCAGACATGGCTTAATCGTCTCACGTAAATAGCGGGAATAAGCCTTTGGCCTGCCCAGGCTGCTGAAGTATTCAATACGTTGCATCAGCGGCTTGCTGATATGGGAAGGCTGGGCGTTGACGTCCGCCAGAATGACCATGTCTGAATTAAAACGCTGCTGCTCATGCGCCAGCTTTGCCCGGCTAATGAGCTTATCCTGCTCCATTTCGCGCTGGACAGGATCACGTGATTCATTAAAGAAATAACGCTCCCAGACCTGATCACTCAGTGCCTCGCGGCGCAACTGTTCCTGCTCGTTATCGGCAGCGTACAGAGTGATCAGGTTTGAAAGCGTAGAAACCGGCGCAACTTCCGCCGGGTCCAGATAAGGGTTAATGGCCTTTTTCGGGCTGTTCCATGAGAATGCTGCGGCAGCCTCGTTAAAGCCGCAGCAGTTGTTCATATCGGCATGACTCATGCACGTACTCCGTACACGGCAGAACTATCCACGCCACGCGAATAATCAAATCCCATCCAGCAGCGCGGCCCGGAAACAGCAATGATTTCTGTTGCTGATTTACCCTCGCCAGCTGCCACACCGATGCTGCGTTTTACCTTGATATAGTGGTGAGTAAAATTGCGATACAGCGAACGGATCAGGGATGTGTCACTGTTAGAAACAATGACCGGATGTCCTTCTGATGACCGATGTTCAAGAACGGATGCCAGGTGATACTGGTCATCTTCAGTGAAACCATCAGTGTGATAACCGGAAAACGTACCGTCATATGGCGGATCGCAATACACCACATCTCCCGCCTTCAACATCGTCAGCGTTTCATCAAAGCTGGCGCAGATAAACGTTGCTCGCTGGGCTTTTTCTGCAAATGTGCGAAGTTCTTTTTCAGGGAAATACGGATTTTTATAATTACCGTAGGGAATGTTGAAATGCCCGCTCTTGTTATAGCGACATAAACCACGGTAACCGTGACGATTGAGATACAGGAAATATACCGCTTTCATGAAATCAGTAATTTCAGTTGAGCAGTTAAACTCCTGCCTTATGTTGTAATAAGCCACCTCCCTGTTTGCGATCTCAAATAAAACTCTGGCGCGAGATATAAACGATTCACAATCAGCGGCAACCTTTTTATAGAGGTTGATTAAATCAGGATTAATATCCGCAACCAGATAGCTGGGATAATCCGTTTCCATCATCACAGCACAGGAACCCGCGAAAGGTTCAACCAGTCGCGGGCCAGCAGGAAGGTATTTTTTCAGTTCTGGCATAATGGCGGTTTTATTTCCCGCCCATTTCAGGATGGTGCTCATACAGCACCTCCGTTGTAATGTTTGCCTTTCAGTTCTGCGATTTCCTGACAGGTAATGCAAAGCTGCACTCCCGGAATGGCGCGGCGTCGTGCTGGCGGAATTGGCGCTTCACATTCAATGCAAAGTACGCGTGACACGCCCGGTGATTTGGCACGGGCTGCACGGATATGGCGCTGGCGTTCTTCTTCAACGCGCTGCTGTACGAGATCCATTGCATCAGCCATTAGTGGATCTCCTGCGCTTCGTTCTGGATTGCTTCAGCAGTCACGCGCAGCAGTTCTGCCGCTTCCACGTGGTTTAGCTGGCGGGATGAGATATAACACGCCAGGCTATCAAGGCGAGCAGCCATTGCTTCAGCCCTTGCCCGGCGTTCTTCCAGACGAGCCTCTGTCAGTAAAATATTAAGCCCTGCGTCATCCGGTCCGGTTTTAGTCGTGAGGGTTTCAATATTACGCATAATCAATTCTCCTGAATTTAGATAAAGGGATGCCCGGCGGGTTTACGCCATTAATTTCATTAGTTGGTTAATTCGGCATGGTTAGCCGTCTGGGAAATAAGCTCACCACTGCACGAAAATGATTCATTGCTTTAATCAACTCCCGCTTTTCGTCAGTGGTCAGCTCATTAATGCTGATGCTATGACGTTCAGCTGGAATTTTTGCCATAAAGAATATGGCAGCCAGTGCCCTTTTATTTTGTTCATTATTGATATCCCATGGATCACGCATATCTTTAATAAACCGCTCAAGCTCTGACTCAATATTCAGGCCAAAAACTTTCGCCCTTAACTCCGCAATGTGATTAAGTCCATTCAGGCGTTCACCGGGGCTTAATGGAACAGTTGCTGCAGTGCCTTCAATAGCCATTTGTTCCCCCGTTTTTTCGTAGATAGTTCTGCCAGCAATTCATCTTGTGAACGGCACGGATGCCAGCGTTTACCATCCTCCCCCATGATCCAGCCGTGACCGTAATGCATTGCCGGGCTTTGTTTAACCAGCAGCGATGCAAATGATGGTTCTTTCGTCAGCATAAGCACCTCACAGCAAACCAAATGAAGCACCGAGGCCAGTCACGGTATCAACTGCACTCGCCATCGCAGGATTAGCCTGTAAACGGGCCTGCAATGAAACAGCCGCCAGCGCCATCAGTCGTGTTACAGAGTTAATGCTGCTGATAGCATCACGACGACCGGCACAGGTTTTTACATCGCCAGACACCGCACCTGCAGCAACACGCCCGATCTCTGCGGTTGCACTCATGACGTAATGTGGCAGTTTCTCTTTTGCCACCTCATTAATCGGTACACATGGCAGACAATGAATCTGTGCCAGAAAACCATCTACCAGCGTTGAATCTTCAGTCAGATCGGTAAGCAGCCAGATTTCTGGTGCGGTTAATAAATGAGGCTGAGCTGGGTTCAGCTTGTTCCGCAGAATCTGCACATTCATGCCTGCACGTTCTGCCAGTTGCACCAGATTGTGGCGCAGTGCAAATGTACGACAGGCTTCATCAAAATGTGGATGTTTGGAAACTTGGTAATCAAACATGGTCAATGCCTCTGATGTATTTCAGAATCGAACTAATTAAGGTTTAGATTGCATTCTGAAAGCGCATCAACGGTCATTGCTGCTATGTTGATCATCACTTTTTCGCGTTTTTTATCTTTGCGCAGACGGTGACGGATAAGGCGTCCATCAGCCAACATATCATTGATGGTATCGATGGATAGCCCTGTCAGCTCGCTATAGCGTTCAATAGTCACATGAGGCGTGGTAAGAGTGATTGAAATGTTAGGTCTCATGATGCAACATTCCTCGTTTAATGATGATTAATCAGGACGAATACGGATCGTTTGTATTTTGTGAACACCATAAACATACGATCGCACAGTGAAATCGTCAAGATAAAAGTTCACTTGGAGTGACCATGAATTTGGAGAAAGGCGGACGAGGCGCCATAGAGCGCATGGTAGAAGCTTATGGATTCAAGACTCGACAGGCGTTGTGCGATCATTTAGGAATCTCTAAAAGTACACTCGCCACACGCTACATGCGTGACTCATTCCCAGCAGAATGGGTAATCCAGTGCGCCCTTGAAACAGGCACCTCGCTTAATTGGCTCACAACCGGGCATGGTTCAAAGCAAACTTCAGGTAATACAAATACTATGGAAGTTGCTAAATATGTATTATCTGATGGGGCCTTGTGTGAAGACGGTTTTTATATTTTCGATAGAGAATTTCTACCGTCGGCATTCAAGAATCTTTTTGTAATCACAGATAATAATTCTGAATTTATTTGTGATAAGGAATTTGATGATATACGTGATGGTAAATGGGTAATAAGTATTGATGGCGAAATAACGATCCGTGACATTACTCGTTTACCCGGTGGAAGAATCTTCGTCGAGGGTGGAAACAGAGCCTTCGAATGTAAGATAGAAGACATTGAAATAATTGGTAAAATTATAAGTTTAACAGTCAAGTATGTTAAATAGTACCGGGAGGAAATTATGCTTGGTAAGGTATTTTTTGTGGTTTTGTCATGTTCTTTGTTATTAAACCCACTAGCTACCTATGCTAGAAATTATCCCTGCTCAGGGAAAAAGGGAGGTGTTTCTCACTGTACCTCTGATGGCAAATTCGTTTGCAATGATGGAACTATTAGTAAATCCAAAAAAATCTGTACTAAAAACTCACGATAACTTTTGCTTTTATATCTGCGCCTAAAATAAAAATGAGCCACAGGTTAACCGCAAAAGTTACATGATCACATAGCAAAAAGAATAGCCTACTTCATTATGGCTTCAGTGAGATGTATGGTCGCAGGATTTCATACATTGACACTGGTTATACATACAGTAAAAATGCTCTCTATTGGAGGGCATTTTTTATGGCTGTACGAAAACTCACCACAGGAAAATGGCTTTGCGAATGTTACCCCGCCGGACGTAGTGGGCGTCGTGTGCGTAAACAATTCGCCACCAAAGGCGAAGCACTGGCTTTTGAGCGTCACACGATGGAAGAAACCGAAGCAAAGCCCTGGCTAGGTGAATCAGTGGATCGTCGAACACTGAAAGACGTGGTTGAGCTATGGTTCAAACTACATGGTAAATCACTGACTGCTGGGCAGCATGTCTATGACAAATTGCTGCTGATGGTTGACGCTCTGGGCAATCCCCTTGCAACTGATCTCACCTCTAAAATGTTTGCCCACTATCGAGATAAACGCCTGACAGGTGAGATCTACTTCAGCGAGAAATGGAAGAAAGGAGCAAGCCCGGTCACCATTAACCTGGAGCAAAGCTATCTAAGTAGTGTTTTTAGCGAACTATCCCGCCTGGGCGAATGGTCGTATCCGAACCCACTGGAGAACATGCGAAAATTCACCATCGCAGAAAAAGAGATGGCATGGCTTACCCATGAGCAGATTGTTGAATTACTGGCTGATTGCAAACGTCAGGACCCAATTCTGGCACTGGTAGTTAAGATATGCTTAAGCACAGGCGCACGCTGGCGAGAAGCCGTAAATCTTACTCGTTCACAGGTGACCAAATACCGAATTACCTTTGTAAGAACGAAGGGGAAGAAAAACAGAAGCATCCCTATCAGTAAAGAGCTTTACGAAGAGATCATGGCGCTTGATGGGTTCAATTTCTTCACAGACTGCTATTTTCAATTTTTATCCGTGATGGAAAAAACGTCTATCGTGCTCCCTCGCGGTCAACTCACACACGTTCTGCGCCATACGTTTGCGGCGCACTTCATGATGTCGGGTGGAAACATTCTGGCCTTACAAAAAATTCTCGGACACCACGATATAAAAATGACTATGCGTTACGCACATCTGGCACCGGATCATCTGGAAACGGCGCTCCGTTTCAATCCTCTGGCAACGCTGCCAAGTGGCGACAAAGTGGCGGCAGCGGTTGGCATTACCCCGTAA